ATAGTTCTTTAATTCGTTCGTTCATTTTTTTTGGGATAATTTTTTCTTCTTGTTTATTACAAACACATTTATAATATACCTGTGCGCATCCGTCACAGTAATGTCCTGAAGTCATTCTTCAACTCCGAAATATCGTAAGATATTTTTATGGTCATTTGCTTCCAAACAAATCTCAGCACATTCCCGCACAATCAACTCGGCGAACTTGGTTTCGTTGAGCCGATAATATTCAGGCCATCCATCTCTGCCAATTGGTCCAGTTTCATAGCACTGTTTAGCCAGTTCTTTAATTCTTTCGTTCATCACTTCCCCCACACCATATAGGCCAGCAGCGTTAGTGCTGCGGTCACAGCGATAACAGCAAGCAGTGCTTTAAAAGTTTCTGTAACGTCATCGTATGGGTCAGCAACTTTCCCCCAGCCGCCGCTCATGTAAGCATCATCGGTTTCTTTCATACGTTTCTTGCGTACAGGGCAGTCCTTGCCTTGGTCGCATTTTCCATTAGCGTTACAGCAGTTCATTTGGCACACTCCTAATGAAACCAAAGATAAAATCCATGCAGGATGCCGATGGGAAACAAGATGGCACCAGCCAACAAGAAGCCCCACAAGCCCTGTGCGAAGCAAGTGAAAACGTGCGTTAGCCATGCAACAAAACAAAGAAAGCCTACAAACGCATACATCATTTGGCCTCCTGACGTTCAGCTTTTTTCTTCTGGTAATACTTGCGTGCGTAAGCTGCGCTCTTGATCCGCTGCTTTGCTTTGCGCTCGGCAAGCTCTTCTGCTTTATCTTTTGAGATCATGCTTTTGTCAGTCTTTCGATTTGATAACACGGCAGCAATTGTTGATTCAAGATCATTTATCCTTGACTCCAAATGCAAGACGAGTGCTTCCAACTCTTGGGCTTGTTTCCATACGTTTAGTTTCATACTGTTACCTTAAATTCTTGTCGGTTGTTTGCTTGCTCAGTGCGCCAGATCTCGACGCGAAGCTCGGCTGCGGTAATGTCCCACTTGAGCTTCTCTTCAATCTCTACCGCTGCCTGTAAGCCCTTGATCAACTCCAGCATCTCTGGGTGCGCGTAAGCTTCGCGTTCTTGGGCACCAATTGCTGACTCGTTGGACTTCTTCATCAAGATGGCCTTGAGGCTCTTGCGGTAATGCTCGATATAGGTGCGTTCCGCCTTGGCCTTGGCAAACTGCTTGGCGTGTCTCAGGATGTAATCTACCGCCTCGTGAGGGTCTCGGTCTTGCACTGTGTTTCCTTTCGCTGTTTAAGTTGAAGTTAAATCATATCACAACTTTTTATCCCTGCGTTCTTTTTCCTCAATTATTTTTTGGGCCTGCTCATAAGCCACATAAGCGATGTCATCGGGCTGTGCGCTCTTGGGCCTGCTCAGTAACCCTAGCATGGCGAACATTGCCACTACGTCTACCCACTCTGGTTCTTGTTTCATTTGTGTTTCCCAAAAAGTGCTTCGCCAGCCTTGTCTGGGAACCTAGCTCCCCATGCAACCACTTGCAGCACATCCATGTTCTCTAAAAACCCATCAACTGAACTGATCCTGTACTCGATCTCTCCAGCGTGAGTCTTGACCTTTGCTATGCCAATACATCCCTTTGTGTTGGTAAACCACAGGCACCTCAGTGCTTCGCTCTCGTTCATAGCATCTCCTCAATATAGATCCAGAGAAACCCACCAATGTTTTGTGCCCAATAAATGCGTAAGTCGCGTATTTGTGAGTCGTCTTCGTACACCCCGGCATGGGCCAACGAGTCCAGCGTGGCCTTCAAAAGATTGTCTAGGTCGCGCCTGCGGTTGTCTGGCCGATGCGCCTCCACCGTAAGACGCAACGGCCCATCAAAGTGCTTCTGGGCACGTTGTTTCTCTATCTGGTCAGCCACATTCTTTCGGTAGTCTCTGCCATCCTTGCTAATCAGCATCCGCCCGTTGACCATGCGCCAATAGGTATTGACCGATGGAGGCCACGGCAGCATTATTTCAAGCGGGTTCATTGGCGCTGCTCAGGTATGCGATTGCGTATCGCGTCCCCTAGCTTCTCGATGTCCACGCACTCGTCGGCCAACTTGGCACAGGCTTCCCGCTCAATCAGGATTGCCATGTGTGTTGCGTGCATGGCGTAGCCAAGGATCTCCTCCCTGACCTCTGCCAACGCCTTGTCAAACTCATTCTGCGTAAACAGGGTCTGGCCCTGCGAAAAAATGTTCTTAGCGAACTGGTTCATATCCATTCTCCTTCGTTACCTCGGTTGCCTTTGCTCCACTGATCTCGAACGTCTCTGTCCAGATTGGATTTAGGGTGAATTTGGCTCCATCCCTTGACAGTCTTCCCAGTGATGTCACGGTAGCCGTCAAGGAATCGCACCGCAGCGTCACGATCTTGTATTCGGGTTTTGATGACCCACCGAACGAGACAGCGATGCCGATGCTCGTCTTCACCTTTTCCCTCTTGCGCCGCATTCACGCCTCCTCCTTCAAAGCCTGCTTGTACATTTGAATTTGGATTGAATTCAAACGCTCACCCGCTAAGTTGCGAAAGCGAAGCCGTTTAGCCCAAGCCTTGGGATCAACTCTCTCTGTGCGCTCCACCATCATCGGGGCCAGCTTGGCTAACTCTGCGGCCACCCTTGCTGGATCTGCTGGAGGCGCTGGCAGCATGGGCACCTCTGGCGCTGGAGCCATGCGGCACAGGTTCTTAAACTGGATTACGTTGGGCACCCGCTCAGGCAGGTTGTCCAGCGCCCAGACGATGCGCTTCATGGTCTCCTTGTTTTGCATGAAGCTGGAAAGCTCGTGCTGCCACATGGACTTGACATCGGTGATGGGTGCCGCCCCAAAAGAATTCTGCCAAGCCGACCCATAGGTCAAAGCCAAACGCTCAAACAGTCGATCAATTGCTACCATTTTCAATCTCCAGTGCGTTGACAAAAGTGACTGGCTTGCGACCAACCATCTCCTCGTACTGCTGCTGCTTGTACTCCCTCTCGGTCTCGGAAAAGCTCTTTGCAGGCGTTTTAAGGGTGTCCAGCACCCACGAAGCCTTAAACCCTACCCAACCCCTGCTGCAACAGGTCTCCAAGGCTTCCTGAAGGCTGTAGCCAGCTTTGTTGGCCTCTCGCTGAAGTCCCTTGATGCCCGTCTCCGTGATGACTGCCTTCTTGGCTTTACGAAGCTGAACAAAATCAGCCCAGACTTTTTCAGAAACGCCGTCAGGCGCTTGTATTCTTTTATGGTTAATGGTTAATGGTTTATGGTTTATGGTTGGTTGAACGGTTGTTGGACGGACGTTGATTTTCTCAGCTGCACGCTTGGCAGCGGAGGCTTTTCCGGCCTTGGATGCAGTCTCCAACTTGCCCTTAAATGCCTCGATTTCGCGCTCACAGCGGCTGTGAAACCATCCGTCCTCGTCCTCTTGGAACATATCGACCAACACGGATTCAACGACCGTTACATCCATCCGAATCCTACGGGCCACCCAATCAGTGTCCGCAGGAATCTTCTGCTCCGTGTCGTAGTACATATCCAAGAGGCGTCTGTAGGCCAGATCCTCGTCGTTGGTCAAGTGGGCCGTAGCCGCCCTGTAGTCACCGATGTGGTGTTGGTAGTAATGCATTTTTCGCTGTCTTTCCAAAAATATCGGGTCTTAATTCAACCCTCTTCACTTTCCTGCCTGTGTGTGTTTCGATTGCCAGTGCCAGTTCGGGACTCGGCAGTTTGCGCCCCGTGCTGATCAATGAGAGCCACGTTTTTGAGATGCCTAGCTTGAGGGCAAAATCTCTCTGCGTGCCTCGCGGTTTACCAGTGAAATATTCGGTTAGGGTCATAAAGCTCCTGTTGTTGAGTTAACACGATGTTACACTAAAAATCACGATTTTAAAAAATTTTCTGTAATTTCTGGTTAAACGTGATATAGTCGCTTCAGTTTAACCCAAAAGTGAACGTATGGACAGCGAACTTGAACAGGCGATGGCCGAAAAGATGCTGATGCTTGCCCAAGCCCTTGATCGGGCGCAGGCGGGTGTCGCTACAGAAGGGGACTGGTGGGTGATCCGCGCAGAATGCGGCATCCCTAGTCCCATAGTGAAACTTGAAACTAGGAGTGAAAAATGGGTCTTACAGTAAGTCAAACAGACGGCGGTGGCAGCTTTGCGCAAGTTCCCGCAGGAATGCACCTTGCTCGGTGCTACCGAATCGTGGACATGGGCACACAGCAATCCACATGGCAGGGCAAAACCAAGTTCCAGCCAAAGGTAATGTTCCAATTTGAGGTTCACAGCGAGGACGCCGATGGCAATCCGCTGGTCACCGATAAGGGTGAACCCCTGTCAATCTCCAAAAACTTTACGGCCAGCTTCTTTGACACGGCCAAGCTGCGTACTGAGTTGGAGAACTGGCGGTCACGCGCCTTCACCGAAGAAGAGCTACGGGGCTTTCAGCTAAAGAACGTGCTGGGTGTCTGGGCCATGCTGTCGGTGGTGCGCGAGAAGGGTCAGGACGGCAAGGACTACACCAACATCTCTAGCATCAACCCTGTGCCGTCAAACATCAAACGCGCTGGTCTGCCTAATGGGCACAACCCGCTCAAGGCGTTTGATCTGGACGAGCCAGACATGGAGTTGTTTGAGACCTTCGGCCAGAAGATGAAGGAGAAGATCCAAGCCTCTCCTGAGTGGAAGGCTGCACACTCTACCGCTCCAGAGCGCAAAGCCCCCAAGCTCAATACTGGGTCTGGGTTCGATGACATGGAAGACGATTTAATTCCCTTTTGAGTAGGAGATCAGCTATGGCAAAGCATGATTGGTACACGCCAGACTTATTTGGCGAATCTTTTGGCCCCCCTGCCAAAACCCATGTACGCAGGAAAGATCCCACCACAAGCAAGTTGGCGGCTAAGTCCATCGACTCCAAGACGCTTGAGATGCGGGTCTACGATGTGATCTGCAAGTTCCCAAATGGGTGCATATCAGATGACGTGGTTTGCATGATCCCAGAACATGGGGTGCAGACAATCTCGCCACGCTATGCCAAGCTGATCAAAAAAGGTTTTATTGAAGACACCGGGGAACAACGCCAAGGGGCCGCTGGCAGGATGCAGCGGGTCATGCGGCGCAAAGTAGGTTAACGGGGGAAAGCGGATGCTGCTTGAACAGTTAGCTTTGCTATCTACAGGCAGACGCAGCGAGTACCCCACCCTTTAAACATGGAGATTAATATGAGAGTTTTATCTGTTAGCTGGAATCCTGAATCTGACGTTACCAAACTTAAATTCACCGATGAATTTTTGTCTTCTGACTGGATCGTAAGGGCTGATGTTTTGAAAGACCTTGTTGGAGACATTACCCAGATGTACCAAGAAACAGTCATGGAAGAGTTTAATAAAAAACGGAAAAAAAGCAGCAAGAAGCCAGTCGTTGAAGGACAAGCATGAGTACAGTAATCAGAGCCAGCGAATCTAATCATTGGTACACTCGTGATGGCGTTCCGCAGTACACGGTGGAGGCCAAGAAGGGCGGACTACGCTCCACAACCCTTCGTGATGCCCGCACAATGAATCTGGTGCCCTCGGTCACCACCATCCTTGGCGTGGCAGCAAAGCCCGCTTTGTTGGCTTGGATGCAGCAGCAAGTGCTGATGGCCGCGCTGACATTGCCCAAAGTAGATAGTGAGACAGAAGAGCAATACATAGCCAGAATCATCCACGACTCGAAAGAGCAGGGGCGTGCGGCTGCGGACGCTGGAACAGACATCCATGCGTCCATACAAGGATTTTATGAAAACAGGCCAACAGGCAACCACAAAGCAAGCGTTTCAGCCTGCGTACAAGCAATCAACGACCACTTCGGTGACTGGGGCTGGGTATCGGAGCGTTCATTCGCGCACGAACTTGGTTTTGGCGGTAAGTGCGACCTATTTGTCCCTGCCGATGAACGAGGTGATGGCTTCGTCATTGACGTTAAGACAAAAGAATTCTCTGACCCCGCAAAGGTCGAGGGCTACGACGAGCATCTGATGCAGTTGGCAGCGTACCGTGTAGGGCTTGGATGCCCCAAGGCACGCTGTGCAAACGTGTTTGTGAGCCGTAGCGTCCCCGACCTCGTCGTGGTCAAGGAATGGTCATTAGAAGACCTCGACCGAGGTTGGCCGATGTTCTCCCACCTTCTTTCCTTCTGGCAACTAAAGAACAAGCACTCATGAAATACCTAACCGAAGAAACCATTAAGCAGATCTTTTTCTACTGCGATGTCCATGAACCCAACGCTTTGATTGCAGACGAGGTGGACATTGTGCAGTTTTCTAACAAGCTGCTGGCCTATGCCCATCCCCACTTAGCCAAAGCGGAGCATGAGCGCTGCGTTGCTATCGTGGCCGAACTGAACCCCGAAGTCGCCAAGGCTTTAGAGAACCAGCGGCCATAAAAAAAGCCCCCAATAAAGGGGGCCGAGTAACAACTGCTTACTGAGCATAACCCATCGGGTCTGAATAACCTGATGGGACTTGATCAAACCGTCGCTGTACTCCTTGTTTCATCTCTTGCATCTTTTTCTCAGCGTAAGCACGAGCCTCTGGGTCTCTGTAAAGGTCAACGGCACTTGAGCCGAGCATCAACGGCACTCCAACGGGCGCTGTCGGCGGGAACATTGACAATGCCCCTCCAACGATACCTGCACCCTTAGTTCCCATCTTGATGTAATCGCGCTGGTCTACTGGTTTGTCGTACTCGCGGGACATCTCAGCCACATCTAAGCCCGCAGATAGTCCAGCAAGAGGAGGTAGGGCGTACTTGCCAGCATACTTAGCCGTAGCGGCCAAGGGCTTTATCATGGACTTGAACAAGTTAGCGACCTCATCCAATCCTGCGGCAGTTCGCTGGGCCATTGAAGGCGGCGCAGGCGGGGCTTGCTTAGGAAGCTCCACCAAGGTGCCTTGTGGTGGAGGCGCAGCAGGGCCGGGCATATAGTTTGGCGGCAAGTCAGCAGTCGGGAGCGCTCCTTGAACCTTAAAGGATGCGCGAGGGCCACCGCCACCACCTTGGTCTGGCGTCATGATCCCGCCGTACTTTGGATTTTCAACAAACTGGTTTGGCGCAATTTGATTGACCTTGTTTAAACCTTCGCGGCGCTGAGTAGATAAATCATGGACGCCGCCTTCTTGCTTGGTCATGTCCAGCGCACGGCCAGCCTCAATGTCAGTCAAGCCTGCTGACTTGGCGTAGTTGTACGGCATATTCCCGGTTTTCCCAGAAGCCATCCGGCCAGCGTCTTGCCCGCCTATTGGAATTGCTTTGCCAGCTTGGGTAGATCCAGCGGATGTAGGGGAGCCTGTTGATCCAGCAGCAGCCGCCTGAGCCGCTAAACGGCCCTTTTCTGCCGCTGCGCCAGTCAACTGGGCTAGACGTTCCGACCTAGCGTCTTTTGCCGCAAAAAGCCCCTTTCCTGCCGATGCAGCGGTGCCAACAGCAGTGCCAGCAGCGCCAGCTACAAAACGCTCACCCGGAGTGGCCCCAGAAGTGTCTGGCTCGGCAGGCTTAGGCGGGGGCGCATCCTCTAGCGTTGGCGCAGAAGATAGCGTTTCCTCTGGAGCCTTCTCTTCCATCAAGCCGGTGTAGGCACCATACCCGCCGACATCGGCAACGTATTTTTTTGCGCTTGGGACAGGATCACCACCGTAAAACAGGGCCGCATCAATGCCAGCGTTGTACCCGTAAGCGGCCAACTTGGGATTTTGGTCAGACCTCTCCCAAGACTTCTTGAGGTAGGAGATACCAGCCTTGATGTTCTCATCAGGGTCTTTGATCTGCTTGGCATCAAACCCTTCTCCTTTTGCGGTAGCTGGCTTGATCTGCATGATCCCAATCTCTCCATCAGCGCCGTTGGGGGCGTTCGGGTTGAGCCTGCTTTCTTGGTAGGCAATAGCCACGGCAAGTTTTGGAGGCACCCCAGCGGCTTGCGCTGCTTGCGCGATCTTGACTGCATAAACAATTTGCTCTTGGCTGAGTCCATCAAGGAACGATAGCTCTGGTGGTTTTGCTGACATCGCTTAGTCCTTAATCAAGTTTCTCTGCGGCAGATGCGTTGTCACGCTTACCTTTTTCCGTTGGTTTTCCCGGCGAGGTGGAGGGAATGCGCTTTAACAAAAGTGCAAGACCTTTCAGGTCTTCAATGTATTGGTCTTTGAGCTTTTTGTAATCGTCTGTTTGCTTGAAGTCGCTTACATCGCCGCCGACCTTCCTGTAAAGCCTTGCTACGTCTTTATCAAAGGTGCCCCTGCGTTCTAGCATATCTGCTTTTGAGCGGACAGATGCAGGCGTATCGTCTGGGCTAATTCCAGCGCGACCCATCAAGCCTTGTTCGTAGTTGGAGACCGCGCCCTTCATGTACTTGGTTTTGGACAACTGCATTTGAGCAAGCAGCATTGCATACACTTGTGCTTTTGCCTGCGCTTCTCCACTCAGGCCAAGATTTTTGACAACCGTTTCTATTTCTGGAATGCCAATGCTGTAGCCTTGAACACCAATGCCTGATTGCACCAATTTAATGATGCCAGACATTGCTTTGTCATTGCTCAAGATACCTTGATACAGCTTTGCATCTGGGTCGTTGGAAAATGCTCGGAACTGTTGCGCAAGCTCGATTGCGCTGTCCGCCTCGTCTGCTTTGTCAACAATATCTTTTCGACGATTGGCCTCTTGCACTGTCGCGGACTTTCTTAATTCGGACTGTACTTCCAATTCCGCCTCAGACAAGCGTTGCGGATTCTTGCCCTCTGGAGGTTTTGTCAACTCCAAAGGCTTAGTTGATGCGCCAGACACTACATCGTCAACAGTTTTTGTGCTGCCTGATGTAAATGCTTCCATCCACTCACTGCCAAGCCCTCTGTCTTGTGCAGCTTGTAGCTTTGAATACTCATTTGCGGTCATTGAGAATTTGCCGCGAGGGGTGCTATACACCGACTGGGCTTGACCGGGAATATCTTGCGACAAATATTTGCCAGACATCTTGTCAAAGACTGTGCCGTTCTGCGCAATTAGATAACGATCCAATCCGGTTTTTGCTGCGTCCATTAACAGCCTTGCATTGTCCTTTGAATTGGGAAAAGCCGCTGCGTATTTCAACGCCGCATCTACGGTGACCGGAGCAAGGCCAGCAGGTTGTCCAGATGCGGGGGCGGCAGTAGGGCCAGCAGTAGGGCTAGTAGAGGGCAATCCAGAGGGCGTTGCAGCACCAATTGCAGACGTAAACGCGCCTTGAGAGCGCATGGCGTTTTGCTGCTCACGTTGCGCCTGCGCTATCGTAAGCTGTGCCTGAGCGTTTTCAATGTCTTGTTGTCTAACTTGCTGTTGTGCCTCTTGTGCCCCTTTAAGGCCAGCGCCAAGTCCTTCGCCAAAATTACCTCTGGAGGCAAGCATTGCTTGACCAAACCCCATCAGTACAGGGTCGTAACCAAGATTTTGACGAGCGGAATATGCCTGCATCACCTTCTGGGTGGCACGCTCCACAGCATCGTCTGTTTCACCCTCTTCAAGCCCGTAGGCTGGGGTCAGCTTTGGCAGGCTGGATAAAGCACCTTTTGTAGCCATGATCTAGTCCTTATTAATCTGGAACCCAAACCGGATCATTGTTTTCATCGTATTCCCAATGCCCGCCCCCTCCAAGTTCTTCGGGGGCCGAAGGAAGTTGATCTCCCCCAGTGCCAAGTAAGCCCTTTGACCTGTTCCAAAGTTCAGAAAGCCAGTTTGGCGTTTCAGTGACTTTGCCAGTCTTTGGATCAGTTGTTTTTGTCGAGCCAAGGCCAGCACCAATTGTTGCACCAACGCCAAGAATTTGAGTAAGAGGCGAACCTTGGTAATAGCTGCTGGTCAATGGGCCTGTCTTGGTGGACGTTGTGGTGCCGGGGGCTTGGTAGCCGCGCAGCAACGCAGAGGCATTGGTGGCCGTCTTCAAGGGCGCATCAATCAACGACTGCTGGTATGCCTGCTGCTCTGCGCCTGCTTTGGTCAATGCGCCAGCGCCAGTGAGTCCAAGCGACTGCTCCTTCTCGGCAAGGTTGCCTTGCAGTTGGCCCGCTTGGGTTTGATTCTGCACATTTTGCAATGCCTGATCAACAGAGGACTTGTACCCAGCAGACAAAGCGCCGTACTGTTGCCCAGTCAAGTTGGACTGCAAGTCAGCCGCAGTTTGACCCATCGCGTTTGCATAGCGCTGGCTACCAAGGCCACCAGAGCCAACAAAGCCCGCCTTTAGTTGCGGCATCAAGTTGCGCTGTACGTTTTGCTGCTGAAGACGCGCCATCTCATCCACCACGTTGGTGGTGTACGGGTTCATGAAAGCACTGATCTGGGGTGCGGCACCAGCGGCTGCGGTTTTGGCAGTTTGTTCTGCCGCTGAAAGACCGGGTTGGTAAGCTCCTGCCGCCGTAGGTACTTGTGCATACCCCGTGTTTTGCATGGCCGTCAAAGGAGCTACCTGATTCGGGTTTGCCATTGCATTTATGCCAGCAGTAGACAAGCCCGCCATCAGGTTTGTGTAATAGTCTGGCGAAGTCGTCGCCGTAGTATCCGTTGTCGTTACATTTGGATTTGCATAAACATCAAAGACTGACATATTTATCTCCTAGCCTTGCGGGCGGTTTTCTTCAAGTAATCCAAAGGTGATTTCTTTGCCGGGGGCGGTAAGTCCTTCGGCTTGGCCGACCTGTGATACGCCCGAATGGAGTGCATCATGTCGTATAGTTTATCGCTTCCAGCCTTAGTTGAGCCGTTTCCGAGTGCCGCGACCACATCGGCAGGAAAAACAAACTCCCCGTCAGCCAGCATAGCGGGTATATCGTCCGACTGACCGTCTCCAGCCCCCGTTACGGCATCTCCACGACGGAAGTCCACCCTCATCTTGCCGCCAGAGGCCATCAGAGGGGTGCTTAGACCGCCTTGGGCGTACTTACCGTGGCGAGTACCCGTTATGCCGCCTTGGGCGTAATTGACCGCCGTAGGCAGAGTTTGCGTGGAGGCGTCCCCCGCTTGTCCCGCCTGACCTGCACCCATATTGAGGATGTCCTCAATTGAGCGTTGCGTTCCATACGAGTATGAGGGGTCGTTCATCACTTTTCCTTGTGGTTGCATTCCATATTCGTTTTCGCGTCCAAACGACTGCCCTTGAATTTTTAAGAATTTTTCCAACGGGCTTTCAAATTTGTTGGGATCTTCTTTGGCGGACAAATAAACAGCAGCAAATGGGCTTGCTTTGCTTAGTAAATCAGATCCAGATCCAGACTCTGCGCTAGGTTGCAGCAAAGACAAGGCACCCTTTGCCGCGCCTTTTTGTTGCGCCGCTTTTGAAGCCTTTGCAGCAGCATTTTTTGCGGCAATATTTTTTGCTAATGCGGCAGCATTTGCTACTCTTTTAGCTTCTTCCTGAGCTTGTTTGAGGGCTTCATCTTGCGCTCCAGTACCAGTGCCATCGCCAGTGCCATCGCCTGTGCCATCACCATCGCCTGTGCCTGTGCCTGTATCTGTGCCATCACCATCACCAGTGCCTGTACCTGTGCCATCACCAGAACCAGAACCAGAACCAGAACCAGTGCCTGTAGTTGTTCCAGTAGCAGAGCCAGTAGTCGCACCTGTCGTTGCTCCGGTAGTAACGCCAGTCGTCGCTCCGGTAGTATTGCCAGTAATAGCTGCTGTTGTCTCACCAGCAGTATTTCCAGCAGTATTTCCAGTGGTATCTTTAGTAGTTGCTCCGGTAGTAGCGTTCGTTTTGGCTCCGGTAGTAGCGCTTGTTTCGGCTCCGGTAGTAACACTTTCTGTTTTTGCAACAGCAGTGACTTCTCCGGTTGTAGAACTTACATTTAAGTCTACTTTTGATCCAACTTCTGGTTCGCCAATTGTTTGAATAATAGACTGTGCGCCAGTGGTGTTATCTTGCACCAGCGCAGTTCCATTTTGATTGATGGCAAGCACAGTACCAGTGTTGTCAAAATTAATTGAATAGTCAATTGTTTCTGGCTCTGGAGTTTCTGGTTCCGGCGTTGTTGGTTCGGGCGTTTCTAGCTCTGGAGTTTCTAACTCTGGTTCTGGCTGCGGCTCTGGCGTTGTTGGCTCAGTAATAACCGCAGTACCGTTGCTGCCTTGGAACTGACCAGTGTCTAAGTCAAATGTTGGTGGAGTTCTAGACCCAGTGGTTACTACTCTTTCCCCGTCCATGTAATTGGACAGATACATAGTGCTTTGGGTATCTGGGTTGTACGCAATCTGGTATCCAGTTTGATTCCCATTTGCGTCAGTCTTCGTTACCTGCGTGTAATATGTAAATACGGTACGTCCGGTTTCGTTACCATCGGAATCAACCTCGTTTTCACTTCTTATATAGACCGGCGATATGTCGGCACCATCGGGAACTCCATTGTTCTCCACCGCCGCGCTAAGTGCGTCGGATGCGTTCAATATGCCTTGGTTATCAGCATCTACACTTTGGACGGGCACGTACCTTGTTTGCGGCTGCGTACTTCCACGGCCACCACCAGCATCCGAAACAACGCCAGTATTTAATCCTGCGGTTTGCTCACCGCCCGACATTGAGGTGTCAGTTGGTTTCCAATTTGTAATTGCGTTTAATTCCGAGTCTTCGATTCCCGCAGTTGTGTTGTTAGTGTCGTAGGTTGTCCCATCAAGCGTAACCGTGTTTGCTGTTTTGGATACATTGCTTCCATATTTTTGAGCAACACCAATCAACGCATTTATATCGCCACGACTTACAGCTTTAGCCGTATTAACAATATCTAAAGTATTTTTTACGTCTACAGGGACTCCGGGTAGATTGACAATTGAACTAGCTATTGCCAACGGGTCTTTGCTTTCTACCGCCTTAATTATTCTGGCCCCCGTAGATACATTATTAAGCATACTAATAGTGCTTTTATCTAAGCCGGGTATAGACTTTGATGCACCCGCTGCGCTAAGAATAAAATTTAATGTGTCGCCACTGTCTAATGCCTTAACCGCATTGTAGGCTTGAATAAATGGCGCTATTGGGGGATACGCAATAGATAGCACTGCTAATGCAATATTACCGAGCGCACCGGGTCTTTCTCTATTTTGCGTACCAGTATGCTGTCCGCTTGCATCAAAATTTACGTATTGGCTATTGCCGTTGTCAAAGCGATAGCCGATGGGTGGGCCATACGCTACTTGCGCTTCTCCGCCCCGAGTTTGTCGGGTACGAGTAGCATATATAGGCTCCATTGTGGTGCCAAATTGTTTTTCATAAGCAAGTATGGCGTCGGGTTTTGGGGGGTCAACTGTTCCGGTATATTGATACCCCAGCAACTTTCCTCCGGGGTCTGTTAAAACTTGTGCTCCCCCGCGTCCCCGATACTCGTATGTAGGAGAAGAATAAGAAGCCTCCATTCCCGGCTCTTGGACTTGGGACATTCCAAACTTGTAACCTAAAAGTTCTCCCGGCTGTCCCGCTCTTGTTGACCCACCAGTGCTTTGATAAACCGGCTCCATGCCCTCAAACTGAGTTTGGGACAGTTCCTTGCCTCGCAACATTGCGTCAGTTGGCTTGGGGGCGTCAGCGGCAGGAACAGCAACGGGAGCAGGGGTAGCGGCCACAGGAGCTACTACAGGCTCAACTACAGGCGCAAATTCCTCTGGCTCTTGAGGGCGATCTGCGTCATAGGTATATTGCTCAAGGTTATTCAGCCGCATATCGCCTCCATTCATAGGCTTTAATAATTTTGGCTTTAGAGGCGCTCATTTAATTAACTCTTGGGTTAACGGCAGCGACCAATGCTTCGGCCCAGTCATGCCAATCATTGTACTGATCGGTGCGCGGAATAGCCTCGTTTGAGAAAACGTCGATGGCAGACAATCCGTTGCCCCAGACCTTCCAATCGGTCAGTTGGTCAGGTATTGCAAGTTGCTGCGCCGCATACAGTTCGACCATGAGCGATGCCCACGAGTCAAACGTGTGGTAGCGGGGGTCATAGACCTGTGAGGCGTTAAGAGCCATATGGCCTCGAATCTCCAACGTCAGCGGTCAGCAAAACCTTGCCCAATTGGTAATTGCCGCCAGCAACGTCAGAGGTAAACCGCAGTCGCAACTCCCTGCGCTGCTCACGCATATCAATCTTCCCTGTGCTTGGCCCGAAAACAAATGGGTCGGACACCTTGTCCGGGCCTTGCGCAAAGGCTGGGCCAGTAACCGTCAAAGACATATCGCCAGATTGGATGAAATCAGGCTCAACACGGTCTAAACGTAACCACCTGTTCAAGCCTTCAGCCGTCAACTGAGAAGGCCCGCCAGACACCCAGCCAAGGTCGTTGGTCTCAAAGTAGCTATTAATTGCTCGGACGTTCTGGCCGATGATCTGGTCTGTGCCAATCTCGTGCTGGTACACATCAATCAGGTCGGCGGGGATTGAGAACGTGAGAGACACCGTGCCTGTGCCCGTTGCGGCGGCAGACATCTCAATCGCTTGAGCGTAGATGTCGCTCACAAGGACGGAAAATCCAGATCCTGTGCCACCCAAATTAGTATTGGACGCGCTAAGTGAGTCTCCAACGGCGTACCCAGCACCACGGGCGGTGATAGTCACCGTGGTCACAGCACCGCCAGCAACGCCTATAGTGGCCCTTGCGTTGGCTCCAGAGCCTCCGGTAAGGGGTACGTTGGAATACGAGCCGTTAACGTAGCCAGAGCCGCCTGTAATCGCGCCAAGCGTCTCGATGTTGCTAGAGGTGATTGCCATCACCTTCGTCCCCGTTGGGATGTTCGACCCAGCAATTACTTGCCGCAAGGCTACTTGCGTGTTGTAGGTGTCGCTGTACAGGAAAACGCTTGCGCTTACCTCGTTGAAGTTGTCTGTAAACACAGGCTCTTCTTCGCTAACGTGCCAATCGGCTGACACTGGGTAAGCAAACACTTGAGAGAAGTACCCAGCAGAGCGTTGTGATCCAGAGGCTAGGCCAGCGTCATACCAAGTGTTTTCACGCACGTTGTAGATGATTGCATCGTTGCACTCGGTGGAGTCTCCACGGGGATAAAACCACCAGATCTCTCCAAACCTTGGAATTTTTGTAGCCCAAACCTTTTGACGCTGATCGTAGTTCAGGTTGTCAAAGAAGTAGTTCTGGTTCATCGTGTTGGGAATTTCCTTCACGACACCGTTGTACATCAGGAAGCGGTCAACCCCGCACCAGTAATAAATGCCGTCATAC